AAAAAGAAAACTAAAGAGGCTGTTGTTCCTCTAAACATCTCATCTCCCTCGGACTCTTCCGGTTTTCAAGCTCAGCAGCTAAAATAGAGGGATCGCAATGCAAAAGATCAGCTCACAAAAGATTGCCCAGGTGTTGGAGGACGCGCAGAACAAGCTTCTGTCGTTGACCAGCGAACGTGACGACCTTGCTCAGAAGGTAGCAATGATGGAGCGTCGTGGCGAAGCTGCGAAGCTTGCTTCCGTGATGCACGACAAGGGCATCCGCATGGACACCGACTTCGGTGACCTTGTGCTTGAACTTGAGAAGGCTGCGGAAGATGGTCGTCTGCCGATCATCAAGGAAGCAGTTGAGATGGTGGCACCCAACATGGGTGGCATGAATGGGTCGCTAGTCAGTGACGAGCGATCCGGCAATGGAAGCACGTCTTTTGAGAGTTACATTTTGGGAGATGTGGGCTGAAACTTTTCGGTAGGAGGAAATCGCGATGAGCACCGTTCAAAGAATCAATTTCGAGCCGTTCAGCGATATTCTGGCGACTCAGCGTAGGGATTTCGTCCTCGGCGACAAGACCCTTGCTGATCCCATGAATGCCGTGGCACTCGTCGATGGCGAGTGGATGGTTATTAACAACAGCTACCAGATCGAGCGTGCGACTAGCATCGTAGGCGCGAATGGTGCGGTCCCTGCTGTGGCGCAAACGTCATACGTGTTGTTCGCCGAGCGCGGACGTACGGATGTTCGTGCGATGGGCGTCCCGAAGATGCCCTTGCTGTTCATGGGACCCTTCGAAGGTGATACCCGCATCTTCGACTCGACCCAATCCGCTGCGACGGATGGCGCCCCGATTACCTACGTTGGTCAGCCCTTGCAGGTTGCGACTATCACGATCGGCACACGCAAGTATACCGGTCTGGTTGGCCGCACGGCTACAGGGACTACGGCAATCGTAGGGCGCGTTACGCGTCTACCGTCGAATAACAGCGGAAAGCTCCGGTTTGTCCGGGCTTCGAGCATCTAATCCTAGCTGAGATTCAGTGGGAAGAAGGGAAGAACGCTAATGAGTATGTCAGGCCGCATGTTGAATGAGCTCTTCGCCCAGAAGCTGTCCTCAGCTGATGGCAAAGAAAAGATCGCCGAGTATGGCGGTTCGTACATCCGTGATCGTCTTCGTGAGGTCTCTTTCGCGCGGAAGATCATTCCGCCGGAGCAGGTTACTCGCGCGGACTGTCAGCGATCAGTCAATCACGATACCCTCGTGAAGATCGTGGACGTCGAGCCGCAAAGCAAGGCACTCACAATGAGCTTCCGTGGTCAGCCCTCGGCTCGGTTCATTCGTGGACCGAAGGCGGAGGTTGCCTTCTTCACCATCTCCTCGGAGATGTTCCAGAAGACGGAGCAAGAGCTTCTTGCTTACGAGATGCCCATCACCAAGATCATCGAAGAGAACTCGGTGAAGGACATCCAGGAGATTGAAGATCGCGAGTTCATCACGCACTGTGATGCGGCTTGTCAGGCTCTTCAGACGGAAGCCAACGGCGGCGTCTCGACCGCCTTGAACCAGTCCAACATCGCCCTTGGCGCTGTGGTTGAGTTCTCGGTTATCAAGGGTGAGCTTGCGCGGAACGCAGCGGCGAATGATGCCACTGTTCGTCCGATCCAGCGCCCCGACATCGTCAACCTGTTCAAGACCTTGGACGGCAACCGTTTGCGCTGCGAACGCCTCCTGATGACTGAGCCCGACTGGGACGACATTCTTCAGTGGACGCTTGAAGACTTCGGTGACCGGGTCCAGTCGGAAACGGCAGTCGATGGCTACAAGTACAACACCGTGCTTGGCCGCCCCTACGTGCGTACGATCAAGACCGACATTCTTCGTCCGGGCAACGTTTACGCGTTCACCCGTCCGGAGTTCTTCGGCAAGTTCTACGTCCTGAACAACACGAAGTTCTACATCGACAAGATCGCGAACACGATCAGCTTCCAGAGCTGGGAAGATATCGCGATGTCGATCATCAACATCGCGGCGGTTCGCAAGCTCGAGTTGTACTCGGCGGATGCAAACCCCACGACGAACGCGGACAGCCTCCTTGCCAACTTCATCCCGCGTGATGAGGACCAGCTTGGTGCGGTCAACAACCGTGTGGATGCGGGTCTCAAGTTCCCGCAGGTCTCGCAGTTCTGATAGCTTCGTGGTGTGTGCCAGTAGGAAGGGCGTCGGAGCCGGATGGCCCGGCGCCCTTTCTGTTTGAGAAACAAAAAGATTTTAGGAGGTCGACATGGCAATCGGTTCAGGTTTGATGAGTCGTCAGTACGCGAATAAGCCGCATCTTCTTCAGACGTCTGGTGGTATCGCTGCGGAGGTCAAGGACCTGCGTGACGACCTTGCAGAAGAGCTCGCGGCCATGTCCGCCATTACGGTTGAGGAGTTTACAAACCCGGCAGCGGCGGATGTGAACGCGATCAAGCTTTCCATTGCGTCGGCAGCGTCTATCCAGACGTATACCGGTGCAGCCCTGGACGGCGTGGTTGGCTTGCTTGCGATGAGTCCTCCCCGGAACATCACGATCACGACAACGACGCATGCAGACATCGACGCTGTGGGCGTTGTCATTACGGGTAAGGATGTCAACGGTGACGACATCACCGAGACCATCCTGCTTACCAACGGCGGCGGTGTAACGGATGTTGGTGCCAAGGCCTTTGCCAAGGTGACCAGCATCGTTGTGCCGGCGCAGACAGGCATCAACGGTGCACTTGAGTTCGGCTTTGGTGACATCATCGGACTTTCACGTCCGCTGCGGTCGCGTGCTGGTCTTGCGGCGGTTACTCGTGAAGTTGCTGTTGGCGCCGTGGTTGTGACGGGTACCTTTGTGGCCGCGCCTGTGGCGGTCGGTGCTGGTCAGCCCAACGGTACCTACCTTGCGGCGGCAGTCCCGAATGCAGCGCGTGACTACGCGCTGTACTACGAGACCGATGCCAGCTTGCCCCTCAAGGGTCGCTTCTGATGGCTGAGGAACAGTACAAGATCAGCAGTGGCATCCGTAAACGCGGCACCCGCTCAGCGCGGTTGCAGAGTGCGGCCATTGTTCGTCCTGCACGCCATGTCGGTGGGGGCGACCTCGTTGTTCGACGGGGTCGCTCAACCGTTGTAGGGCTCTCAACCCTGCAAAAGCACATGGCAGAACTGCAACAGGGCGTTGCGGATGGGCGCTTTGAGATTCGCACGCTGGCTGGCCAGCTTGTTGATCTTGCGACGCTTACCTCGGCCCCTGTTCCAGTTGCCCCTCCCAAGCCCATCGTGCGCCCTGACTCGGCAGCAAACGACAAGACGTTTGCGAAGGGCGTTGGGGAGCTTGTCCCGCAGTATCAAGACGGGTACGCACTTACACAGAAGGTTGATTCTCCTGCGATCACTGTCGATGTGGTTACCTCCGATGGGGAGCCGGCGCTTGACGGCGTATCTGATCCCGTAGCCGAGCGAAAGCGCCGACGCGGGTACAAGAAAGACGAATGAAGGTCTTCAACCTCACAGATGTGCCGACGGCGGCAATCAAGTCCCAAAGCCTAGTGAGCGTGCCCATCAAGGTTGGTGGCATTGTCATTTGGCCCGGACAATCTGCTGAGGTTGGCCCCTTTCCTCTTCACGATGTCCAGCGACTGATTACGTGTGGGGCGTTGGCCCTCAATGCGCCTCCTGCTGAGTACGTGGCGGCTAGCAAGAGGATGAAGGCTGCGCAGATGCCGCCGCCTCCCGTGCGTGTGCCGGCTGTCCGGCTGCCCACGAATAGATCTGCAGTACGTGTAAATCCCGCCATCGCCACCTCGCTTCCCCCGTTCTTGAGTAAGCTCCCTGTCTCTACAGCCGTGGCTGTGGTGGTACCGCCGGCAGAGCCTGAAGTTGTTGAAGTAGCAGTTGAGGTTGTGGAAGCGGCGGCTGTGATACCCGAGGATGTTGAAGTATCCTTAGAGCCTGAGCCTGCGCCTGCGCCGGAAGCAGATGTGAGCACGAGTCGGTCTGGTAAAAAACGTCGGGGTAAGTAGTCATGGCGGAGCTTCAAGGCATCGAGACGATGAGTCCCACGATGCGGGTCTTCGTCCAGATTGTCCGCGACTACACGCGTGACCACCCCGAGTTGAACCGGCTGATTGCTGGTCAGGAGACTGGCAACCGGATGATCGCGTGGTGCACCCTGGATGCGCTGTCACGCTTCAACGGAACGCCCAATATCACGGCGTATTCCCTTGAAGATTTGATGGCGCGCAACCAGCAGCACCTGATGGTTCGGTTGACCGTGGAAACGATCCTCGAGTCCGTTGGGCTACTGCAGACACGCAACCACATCAACTACTCCAACGGCGGCATCAACGTCGGCGTCAACGACAAGACGTCGATGATCATGGCGTGGTTGCAGTACTATAAGTCGTACACCCAGCAACTGTTGCAGCGCGTCAAGGTGGCAATGAACATCGAGGGCATCCTTGGTGTTGGTAATACTGGCGTGCACAGTGAGCTCTGGGCAATCAACGCAACATACCTTTCTTACTAGCCCAGACAAACGAGGAACACCATGCCGCTCATTACTCGAAGATTTGCTGACCTAGATACGCTCAATGTGTTCCTGCGTGGTGGCATCATTGGTGGTACCGATTTTCGCCCTACTGCGACGACCCAGAACTCCCCTGTGTACGGAATCGCGGGTAAGACGCTGATCTTCACCACGCCTGCGATCACTGTTACGTTCACCACGCCGGGTAGTGGGGCTCAAGAGGGTCTTACGCTGAAAGCTATTTTGACGCAGATCACTGCAGCCCTTGGTGGTAACTACATCGCTCGTGCTTTTCAGGGGCGTATTACCATCATCGACAAGACTGCGGCAGCGATCGTTGCTTTGAATAAGACGGGCACAGCTAACGCGATGCTCGGGTTCGACACCGCGCTTGTCACCACTGGGAAGATTTACGCAGCCCCCGGCAACGCGGCTCCATCGCTCGCTGTGTTTGCTCCTGAAAATCTGCCCGGCGTCTCCTACGTCGTAATCACGGATGAATAACCATGGACCATTTTGAAAAGTTATTCTCAAACGGTATCCCGCAGGCAGAGGCTGCGAGCTTCTTCATAAACGTTCGCCGTCCGGCGGACTATCTTGTTGAGGAGTACTCGAAGATCGCGTCTGCGCGCGTGCATGAGATTGCTGCGGAGATGCTCGCGGGTAAGATGCCGGAGGGCAAGGCCGGGTACTTCAAGTCAGCAGCGAGTGTTATTGCTCGAGAGAAGACAGCGGCCAGTGGTGATGAGTTCACGCCGGAAGCTGTTGCGAACTTGAAGGCCGTTGGCCGTGGTCGAGCTATCACAGGTTTGTCTGCTGAGGCACATCGTGAAGCAGGTCGTCGTGGCGAGCGGGCGGGCGGTGTAGCCGGCTCATTGGTAGGGGCTGCTGGTGGGGCAGCGGTTGGGCACAAGTACCTTCCTGGTGCTGCTGGAACGCTTGGCGGGGCTGCCCTGGGCGCAATGCTCGGTAACAGGGCCGGTAAAGAGGTTGGTATTGAGCGTGACATTCGCAAGAATGCCTCGACCAACCTTCAAGGGATTTACGGCAACGACGTTGACAGTGCGCTGAAGGTACGTGATTCGCTCATGGCGCAGCACGGTAATCCAGAAGATATCGCAGCACACAACGCATTTATTTCGTCGCAGACCCACAAGCATAAGACGGCCATGGTTCGAGCGTTCCGAAAGATGGCCTTTGGCGCTGCCGGCGGTGGTACTGGTCAAGGTGAGGGCCTAGCGGCGTCTCAGCCAGATCAGTCGGCTACTGTTCAGCCAGAGGGCGCTCCTGCCCCCACTCCGCCTGCTCCCGCGCCTGCTGCTCCTTCGATGACGCAGTTGCCGATCAACTACATGGGTGCCGAGGCAGCCGGCGAACGCGCCCAGGTCGCCAACGAGGCGGCCTACTATCGTGCCCGGATGGCGGAGGCTGTTGCGGAGAGTGCCGGCCTCCAGCAGTCGCTCCAGCAGTCTCAGCAGCAGATGCAGGAGGCACAGCAACAGGCTCAAGAGGCTCATCAGCAGATTGAGATGTCTGCTCAGGAGTCTGTGGCAGCCGGTGAGCGTGCTCTGCAGAACAAGCTCGAGGTTGTGAATGTGACCATTGGTGCACAGAAGATGCGCGAGCAGATCGCACAGCTTGTTGCCCAAGATCCTGCACAGATCAATCAGCAGGAGCAAGCCGCGCAGCAGGCAGCCGAGGAGCAGCAGGCGATGGCTCAGCAAGGTATGCCTGGGGCTCCTGGCGCGTCACCAGATCCCGGCTCAGCGCCTGGCTCAGTCCCTGCCGAGAACAACCAAGGCGGCGGAACCAACGCGCCGGCTGATACTGAGGGCGGTCCTAACGCAGCCGAGCCGCAGTCAGCCTTGAAGACATC